AATAGGATTTCCAACAATTCCTCCATCTCCCATTCTCCACCATCCAATTATTCCAGCTTCTGCGGCCACTGTATAAGGTAATCCATCATTGTAAATAGTTGTAATATTTGAAGCTGTTAATTCTCTGTTATAAATACTAACTTCATCTATATTACCTTTCCAATAATTGTTATCAGCTGAATTGTTTCCAATTGCAGAAGTTGCAATGCTTCCTGTAAACGTGCCTGAAATGGCTGTTGTTGCTTTTAATGTTCCATCTAAATATAATTTTATATTTCCTGAAGTGCTCCAAGTGGCAGCCACATGGTGCCATAAACCATCGTTTTCAACTGCATCTGTTGTAACTGCGGTGTTTATTGTTCCACCAGCTTTAAAAGTTGTTCTTATTTCATTACTGCTAGCATGATAAAAAATATTAAATTTATTATTAGAATCAACTCTTCCTTCAAATATAACGCCACTAGCTGTAATTGTTTCTAATTTAAACCAAGCAGAAATTGATCCATTTGTTTTCATTGCGCTCATTCCTGTAACACCTAAAGAAACATAATCATCAACCCCATCAAAATGAGTTGAATAAATATTGTTGAAGGAATTTAAAACTCTAATATTAAAGTTTAATGATTTTCTATATATACCATCAGAGCCGCTCATATCATCAAAAACATCATCATAGCTATCAAAATCAATTGATTGAATATCAACACCATTGTAAAGGCCATTTACTCTATCTAAAGCAGTTCTAATATAATTTCCTAATTTTGAAGCTTCTGAATAAGTTTTAGAATATGCAGATACCATCACTGAAACATCATCCAACAAAGCAACAGAATCTTTTTGGCCTTCTGGTGTGTCATTAGAAACATCATAAACAATAAAAGGAAATTGAGATGTTTGTTTCATAACATTTGGCTCAATTCTTGTTGAAACTAATGATTCAACTGCAATGTTATCATTTAAAATTTTATATATTGCTTTTCCTATATCCATTTTAATATCCTAATCTACCATATTTTTTTAATCTTCTTGCATCTGCCTGAAGTGCTTTATCAAATATCTTTTCAGCGTCTGCCATTCCATTTTTTAAAACTGTTCCGCTTGTTTGTTTAAAAGCAGGCTCCATAAATGGAAAGGCTTTTGTCATTCCTCCTTTATGAGCTATCTTATGTCCAAATTCCACCCAAGCTCCGAAATAACCCCCTTTATTTTTCTTAAATTTTCCTTTTACTCTTGGCCCTATATAAGCTCCATAAACACCTTTTTGTTTTGAAGCTCTTGTTCTATAAAATTTAATTGATTTTTTTAATGTTCCCTTTTCAATTGTCAAACTTTTGTCTGGTGGATAAGGAATATTTTTATCAGCAACTGGAGCTTTTGATTCGGCCGCTTTCTGCATTGGAACAGTAACTTTTTTCCAAAAACGCCCCCACACTGCATCTTTATTAACTCTATTTGGCAGATTGTTAAATAAAGCCATAATATCTTTCAAATTTTGTTTGTCAATCTCAGCCTTAAACATTAATTGTTATCTTTTAATTTTGTTTCTATTTCCAAAAATCTTTCTCTTCCATCTATTTGTTTAATCCCATGAATAACATAAACTTTTGAATCAAATGTTATTTCATTTGTTCCATCAATTGTTATATCTAAATTTCTAATGTAAAAAACAACATCTGTTGTTTGAACTTGTTCTTGAGATTCTTCTTTTCTTTTGCTTGATTTCCAATCTACATGAGCCCACACTGTATAACGCAAAGCAAATGTTTTAGTTTTTTCTCCATACTTATTCGTAGTATAAGAGGGAGCTTTGATTTGTATTCTTCTATCAAGTTGGCCGATGCTTAACATACTTGAATTTTATACTGATTTAATAAATATTGGCTTGACAAAGGAAGCTCTGTTGCTGTTCGGCCTGTAATTACACTTTGTCTGTTTTCATACCAATTTCCAACAGTTAAAATAATAGCTGTTCTAATTCCTTCAGGAACATCAGTTGAAGCAGTTCCATATCCAACAGTATATTTAACTTGAACTGCATTTATTCTATCAGCAACATTTGGCAATTCTCCATCAACTGCAATTCCAATTCTTGCTGGCTCATAAGTATCATCTAAAATGTAATTTGAAGAAGCTAAAGTTTGCAAGCTGTCATTTGTATCATAATATTTTATATGTGTTATTGAAGAAACAGGACTTTTATATAAAGAATAAAACTCTTTCCAATTATCGCTGTATTGAGTTACAATTGTATTAATAAAATATTGATTTGTATATATTTGACAAGATTCAGTTGCAGCAGCCACCAAATTATCAATTATTGTATCATCAGCAGTTGTATCAACTTTAAGAAAATCTTTCGCTTCTGCTGTTGTAAATATTGGCGTTGTTGCGGCTGTGTCTACTTTTAAACTTCTATACATTTTAAATTAGTTTTTAAAAAAAAAGAGCTGGCTAATTAAAACCAGCCCTTTTTTAATTATTAATAAATTACTATTAAAGAACAGTAGTATATTTAACAAATGAAGCACCAGAAGCAACTCCCCAATCAAAATGGTTATTCATAACCAATCTAACCTCGTTTGTTGTTGCAGCACTGTATGGATCTACAATGATGTTTGAAGGTCCAAACTGTGCAAAATAGATTCTTCCAAAATCTCCGAATAAACCATCAGCAGAAGTAATTGGAGGCCCACCAGCAGTTGCAGGAGCAGAAGAGAAATAAGCAGGATAACCAGCTAATCTATCATCTACATACAATGGATAAACAGAAGCAACTTGAGCAGCAGATTTAATATTAGAATAAAGAGCCCAGTTGTTAACGAATCCTAAATTTCCATCTAAACCATGATCATCAGCGATTGTTTGGATAGCTTCTAACATATCAGAAGCAGCACCAGCAGCTCCCCCAGCAGCAGATTCAGTGAAATTTAAAGTTCCAGCTGTTTGTACAATTGCAGTTGGAGCGTTTGCAACATTTGCAGAGCCAAACATAGCAGCGTCAATTTGAGTACCCATGTTTCTTCCCATATCTCTCATTACAGAAGCTTCAGCAGCTGGGCCGTTTTGAGCTAAGATAACATTTGAAATATCAGCATATCCAGTAACTCTTTTTGGCGTTAAAGTAACTTTACCAAAGTTTGCTCCTCCATCAGCAGCAGCAGCAACTTCAGCTCCCCATGCAACAGTTGAGCCTCCAGCGATTGGAAGAACAGTGTCAGCAGAAACAGTTCCCAAATTATTTACTCCGATTCTATCGTAAAGAGCAGAAGCCTGTAAACTGTCAACATAAGCTCCGACTGATGTAGGCGCTATTGCAGAATTTGTTTGATCAATTGCTCTTTTTTCTTTCATCATTGTTGGAATACCAATCCCCTGTAAACCTTTACGAGCTTCAGTTTCAGCTTCTTGATGCATCTCAGCCTCTAAACCTGTTAAAGACCCACCATTTCTAACTTCTTTTATTGCTTTAAATAAACTCCATCCTCTTGTTTCTTTGTCAGTGTTTACTTTTTGAACTGGAGTTCCAGCTAACTTTACATTTTTTCTAATTTCAGCTTCAACTTTCTCAGCTCTTTCAATTTTTACAGACAATTTGTCTGCATCTTTAAGAAGTGAATCCATGTTATCATTCTCTTCTGAAGTTAAATCTCTTTCTTCTGCAGTTGCAGTTTCTTTGATAACTTCAAGCTTTGAAATAATATCATTTCTCATTTCTTTCAATTCAATACTTGATTTCATTTTAAAAAATTTTTTATTATTATTATTTATTTTTTTCGCTTTATTAATTCTATTTTTAGTTTCGCAAGCGAACGCATTACTAAATCGTTTTCCTCTTCTTTTATTTCTTGTTTTTCTTTATACATAGCCAACCCTCTTTGAGCAACAACTAAATCAGAATCAGCCATTTTATAAGCAGGATATGTAACTGGAGAAACATCATATAATCTATCAATGGAAGTTATTGTTCTAATATCATTTCCATCTTCATCTGTGCTCCATTCATCCTCAGCAACAGTAAAGGCAAAACTTGATTGATTTATATTTCCATTTTTCATATTAATAGCCAAATCTTTTCCATAAGACAATCCTTCAGGAATTTCAAATTCATATTTCAATCCCTTTTCATCAATTGAAAGATTTAAAGTTCCAGCGCTTTGTCTTGCTAAAATTAGATTTTGGTCATGATTTATGAGAGCTCTTGTGTCTGATTTTGCAATTGTTTCTTCACTAATTGCAGTTGGTGATATATACTCATAAAATCCTCCCAAGTTTTCACTTCTGGAATTAAATATACTTCCATAACCAGTAACGACTTCTTGGCCATCTTCTTTTGTTTCAAATCTGTTTTCAATGTTAAATAGTCTTTTTTCCATACTTATATTATTATATTTTTTATCCCATATGTTTCTTATTTCCTCATCACATGAGCCACATGGCTCTTCACAAGTTTCACAAGATTCCTGTGTTATTTCTTCTGTTATCTCTTCATTGTTATTATCCACATCAATTTCAACCCCTTCCCATTCTTCACTTTTGCCATAAACTATTGTTATAGTGTCTTTATCTTCTATAACTTTTTTGATATGTCTTTCATCTTTTTTCATGTCTAATTCTTTATTGTAATAATCTTCATTATCCTTTTCGGCTTCTTCCTGAGTTTCATATTTACATTCCCCAGTTTCTCCCCATTTCCATTTTCCATTATTACATTCTTCAGCTGGCATCTTCTCCTATTTTATCAATTGTAGTCATGTTCATTTGAATGTAATTACTATCCCCATCTTCAACTCTGTTTAAATCTTCTTTTTGTCTAACCTCGTTAACAGTCATCCATCCATTTGTAATTGCTGTTTTGTAATAATCAGCTCTATCTTTTACGTTTCCTCTAAGTAAACCATTGACATTAAATTTAACATATTCTCTTCCAATAGCATTTCTTCTAAATAATTTCAAACTCATTTCTAATTCTATCTTTGATATATAAGGCATCAATGAATAAGAAACAAATTCTTGAGATTGCATTTCAATATTATTAAAAGAGGATTTACTTAAATCTCTTAATAGGTGTGGAGGCAAACCGAAAATTCTTGCAACCTCTTCCACTGAAAATTGCCTGCTCGCTAGGAACTGTGCTTGGTCGGGGGTAACTGAGATACTTTTGTATTTCAGCCCCTCTTCTAAAACTGCCGTTTGATTAGCTCCACTGAGCGTTCCATAATTTTTGTTAAAGCTGTTCCTTAACCTATCAATGGCTTGTTCCGACAATTGTCTATCACTCTCCAAAATCCCCGACAATTTTCCTCCATTTTTAAAAAATGTTGATCCATATTCTGAAACGCTCATTCCCCATCCAATCGCAT